TCGCCCACAGGTCGGCGATCGTCTCGAGGGTCAGGCTCGACCCGGCGGGGAGGGCGTAGCCCGACGTGGTGCTCACGGTCCGGTCGCCGACGTAGATCGTGACCGTCTGGTTGTTGGTGATGAGGATCCGCCGGCGGGCGCTGTTGGTCGACAGGACGGTCGGCCCGTTGGTGACGTTGATATGCCCGGTGAGGATGCCGACCGACGTATCGTCGGCCAGCATCGCCGGCAGCAGCTTGAGTTGCGTCGCGGCGACCAGAAACTCCTCGACGACCCTTCGGAGCTTGCGGTCCTCGACCAGCATCCCGAAGCGGCCCATCTGCCAGCCGCCCTCGATCGGCTGCGCGCTGTCGGGCGAGCCGTCAACGAGCTTGACTTTCTGGTAGTCGACACCGCTGATCTCGTCGGTTGCGACGACGATGTCAGCGGTGCCGGTGCCGGTCGGCGGAAGGGTCTTGTTGTCAGCCATCGCGGGTGGCGACTATTCCCAGTGGACGACGGACACGCGCACCGGGACCGAGGCGAGCGAGGCGTTCGACAAGAGGTCGATGTTGCCGTTCGCGCCGCCGGCGGTGATGAGCTGCATCGCCTCATCCGGGTTGGTCGCCGTCCACTGCCAGCTACCCCGGCTGTTGAGCGCGAGGTAAAGCAGCGGGTTCGTGTTCGGGGTGCCCTTGGTCGGCAGAGTGAACGGCGTGGTGACCGCGGCCTGGCTGCCCGGGTCCGACTTCTCGGGGACGAACGCGCCGCCGACGGTCGAGGCGGCCGACATCCGGCGGACGTCGATGAACACCTGCGCGTCCTGCGCGGCGCCCGAGGTGCCGAGGTTGATCCGGGTGATGTTGCACGGACGCGGCGAGACGGTCAGGTAGCGGATTGCGTCCGTCTCGGTGTTCGGCGTGCCGTTCGTCGTGTGCAGAAACGCGCTGGTGTAATAAAACATTCCGAAGCTCCCTTTGCTAGATGGCTAGGCGGGGGAGCGTCAGCTCGCCCTTGGTTTCCATGCAGTTGCAGCCGCACGCACTGAACCTGTCGCACAGGTAGATGACCAGGTCGAGCGCATCCTCCGACACGAACGCACCGGGATGGCTGCACGACACGCAGTAGATCCGAACGCCGGTCCCGTCCGGGCTCCGTTCGGGCTTCGCCCGTGCCCCGCTGGCGGGGTGCAGGTTCGTGCGCAAACGGGAGTCCTCGACGACCTCGACGAACGGGATGCGGCTCACAGGAGGATCACGGGTAGGTCGGGTATGTCAACGACGTCGTCCGCGTATGGACGACTGTGATGTCGTTCGTCGAGGTCGTGGCGACCTTGAGGTAGCCGTCGAAGTCCGCATCGTAGTAGTAGACCGTGCCCGCGGCGGCCGACACCGGGATGGTCGCGATCGTCCGACTCGCATCGGACACGACGATGGTCGCCGCAACGGAGTTGTTCAGGACGATGGCGTGCAGGGCACCCGGCGCTCCGCACGGGATGGAGCCAGCGGCGCAGCCCACGACGATCGTGTCATTGCCGACGTTGATGACCCAACCCGCCTGGGTGATGGTGACGATCGTGCGAAAGATCTTGGACCCCGTCGCCGCGCCGCCAGCCACGAGGGTCAGGACTTCGGTCAGGGCCGCGCCCGTGAGGTCCGTGCCGACGATGGTGAGCGTGCCCGGTGTGTCATTGCCGGTGACGGCCGAGATGGTCGCGGTGACGAAGCAGCCGCCCTGCCACACCGGCGAGGCGTTGGCGACGGTGTACGTGCCGTTGGCCATGTTCACGGAGGTGACGAAGCGGTTCGTGACCGCGGCCGTGGTGGCCGCGATGTTGGTGAACGTGTTGCCCATCAGGCGCCTCGCTTCCCGCCCGGCACGGCGACGGCCATCTCGATCTCAGGGGCCGAGCGATCCGACGACGTCATCGGGCGAAAGAACTTGGCGAAGCGCCGAAATGCCGGATCATCCCCACGGAGCCGGGACACGCCCTTGCGGCCGGAGAAGGGGAAGTCCGGGTCGGCGCTGACGAACGCCTCGGTGCAGATGTACCAGGTCTCATGGGGTTCCGGCATAGGTACGTCCTCGCTGTAGGTGCGGGGGCCGGGGAATGCCCAGCCCCCGCTCGGGGTTACTTGCCGCGGAAGATGCAGGACGATCGGCCGGCGCCGAGGGTCGCGAGGCCGATGCCGCACGACGTGTTGCGCCACCACGCATAGACCATCCGCTGTCCGGTCGGATAGCCGGTCGTGGCATCGAGGAAGTTCGGGATCAGCTCGATGTTCATCCCGATACGGTCGATGATCACGAAGCGGTCACGGTCGGCCAGGATCGCCACCTTCTCGGTCGTCGCCATCGAAGCATTCGCCGGAGCGAGGACCTCGTAGGCCGGGTGACCGATGAGGTTACCGAGGCGACCACCGTTGTCGGCGTTGCCGACGCCACCACCGAGGGTCAGGTTGTCGATCCACAGCCCGGCGCCGCCAGCGGTATCGATACCGCGGACGAGGCTGTAGAAGTACGGCGACCCGAGCCACACGGTGTTACCGCGATAGCGCGGCCCGATGTTGGCCTCCAGCTTGTAAAGGTCAGCCGGCACGATCACGAGGGTCGTGGTCGTGTCGAGGAAGTTGGCGGTGTAGTAGGTGAAGATGCCCTGTGGGAAGTCGGTCGTGCCGGCTCCGGTCGAGAACTGCGTCGCCTCGAGCACGTCCTTGGCGTCGGCGATCTCCCTCGCCAGCTCGGACTCGAGCCCAGGGTAGTCACCCTGGATCTCGACGCTGAACGTGGCCGCCGTGTGCGCCTTGACGAGCAGCCGCGGCGGAGCGGTGAATGCGGGCGACAGGTCCGTGGCCGCGGCCGCTTCAGCCGCATACACCGCCGTCATGCCTGAGCTGACCAGCGGTCGCCAGTCGTTGCTCGTGGTCTTGACCACGCGGAACGCCTGGCGGAACGGATTGATCGCGCCCGACGTGTTGATGACCATCGTCGAGTCGAGGTCGAACACGACGGCCACGTTGGATGCGGTGACCAGCGCGGTCCGGGCCTCGTCGAAGGCGTTGGCCTCCTCAGGGGTGAACATCGGCCCGGCCGGCCCCTGCGTCAGATACTTGCGGTACGCCCGACGGTAGGCCGGGGAGCCCGTGTACAGGATGCGCTTGGCGACTTCGTCGGGATCGACCTGATCGAGGGCGTGGCCGCCGTTGAGCAGCGTCGCGACCTCGCCCTGGCCCTTGGCCCGGTCGGTGGTCGTGAACGGTGCGCTCTCGACCGCACGCATCGCCGCGTCACGCAGGTCGGATGACATCGCCGTCTCGCTGCGCGCATTGCGCTCGATCCGACGGACATCGTAGATGCTCGCCTCGTCGCGGGTCTTGATGATCGACGGCGGGCTGAACGTCCGGCTGACGTCGCCCGTGTCAGGCTGGCCCTCGCGGACCTGTGCCAACCGACCGCGCCACGCGGTGACGGCCGCCTCCAACGCGGCCCGGTCACTGACCTTCTCGTCGAACGTCACCTGCTCGACCTCGGGCAGGATGCCCGGAAGGTCGGCCGCCCGTTTGATCTCGGCGTTGAGCTCGACGACACGGGCGACCATGTCATCGAGACTGTGGAACTTGCTGATATCGATGGCCACTGGCTTACTCCTTGAATCAGAAGACCCGCCGGACGGCGGGTCTGAGGCTGCGATGACTGCCGCGACTAGCGGCGGGTCCGGCTCATCGCGGCGTTCCGGCGAGGTGAGCAGTTGCTCGGCGTCGTCGGAAGGTGCTACCGGCGGAGGAGTAGGGGACCGCATCTCGTCGGTCATCGACCGGAGGGACACGGAGGCCTGCGCGTAGGCGGGCCAGGTGACAGGCCCCAGCTCGAACAGCCGGGCCTCGGATATGGTGCGTTCGGGGATCTTCTTCGGGTTGTGCGCCCCGCCGATCGGCTTGTCGTCCCACGACTCGCGCACGACGCTGAAACGGTGCGACGCGCCGTAGACACCCGCCCGGATGCCATCGGCTACCAGTTCGGGCAGGCCATCGAGTAGGCGCCCACGGGCGTAGGGACTGGTGGCGTCCTCGCCGATCTCGTCGGTCGTGGCGATGACCTTCTCGCCGATCTCGGGGTCCTTGCCGTGCTGGAAAAGGATTTTGGGCGGATGCTCGGCCATCGTCTTGCGGTAGGCCGACCGGCTGAACCGCTCCATGAAGTGACCTTCGATCTCCGAATGGATCTCTGCCCACTGGTCATGCGGGGCGAGGCGGACCGTCAGGGTCTTGCCGTCCTCGGACGTGATGCCGCCTTGCATGGCGCGGTACAGGTCGTCACGCGGCGCGTGCAGCTGCTCGATGTCGTCGCTCATGCTGTCTTCCCTCCAGGGGCGGGCGTCATGTCCGCGGGCATCGTGTCCGCGGGGGTCATGTCAGTGGCGGGTGGTGGTCCATTCGGCATGGGCGGCTGGAGTTGGACGGAATAGAGGCCGGAGTGAACGAGCAGGTCCATGTTCTCGGCGTTGACGGCCTTGACCACGGACTCCGGCTCGTATCCAGCGTCCACCAGTTGGCGGATGGTCGACCCCTTGATCTGCTGGATCTCCGCAGCGTCCTTGCGGTCCTCGCGCAGGAACGCGATGTCGTCCTCGGCGTACCACAACTGGCTACCGGACGGTGGCGGGACCAGCGTCTCCATCGAGGAGAAGAAGTTGCGCCAGTCGGGGCGGAGGAACGTGTCGGCGGTCAGCCGTCGTGCCGCCCCGAAGTTGCCGCTGTTGAGGCTCGACCCTTGGAGCGACTCGGATACCCCGACGATGACCGGGTGCAGCCCCGACGCGGCGATGATGCGGACCTCGCCGGCGCCTTGCGTGGCGCGGAGTTCGATCTGCTGGAAGTCCTTGCCGACGACGGTGGCATCGGCACCGGCGCTCATGTAGAACGTCCGGTACGCGTTGCGCGAGCCCTCGGACATGGCTCGCATCTTCGCGACCCATTCGGTGAACGACTCGTTCGCAGCCG